AGCAGAAGCAAAAATGCGGATTTTACCATCAGCAATTTTCTCAAATTTGATAGCTTCATCCTTCAAACATGTTCTGAAGACATAATAAACTCTCTGTCCGTCAAGTAGTCGAGAATATCCTTTCTCGATTTCTGCTTCAACATCCGCTTTTTCAGGATCGAACTTCACTTCATAGACGTATTCCTTCTTTCCATTGATTTCCTTCAAGGTCACCAACTTCTTGTGTTCAATACCAAAGATATCATCAATAGTACTGTTCATTAGGAATCGCCATTTCTGCTTGTTCAAAGGATGTCCCATTGATGAATTAACATTCAATGGATCATATCCTTTCTTTCCTGGAGAACCGCTCATCACAGTATCCATGTCCAATGGATGCACAAATTCTTTTACAGTCTTAGCTTTTGACAGCACTGTCTGCACTAGTTTTGCTTTGAAATCCTTTTCTGCCATTTTCAGGTATCGAGGATTCATTGGTGGGCGGTTCTTTGAACAATTGATCAAATGTTCTCGCCTTGATTTGGAAACCCCACTCTTAGGAGGTGCTCCATGTTTGGGATCAATACCAACCTGTTCACAGACAGCATCTGAAATGATGGACTTCTTAACGTCACTCTTGAACCTCGCGGTTGGTAAGTTGTGTTGTCCAATCACTTCAAAGTTGTACTCTTGATCATCTGGTAAAAAATGTAGAGGGCTGTGTGGGTGTACTTCATCATGCACCTTAACTTCCACTCCATATCCACCCAACTGAGTGACCAAATTCTCAGGATCAGCTTCAGTTACTTGAATTTCATCAGCAACTTTACTGGCAGAGATTGCTTCTTTTGTAATAATAGCAGCAACTCCCTTTCCTTTAGAAGGGTCTCCAGCAGAGTGAATCCCAAGAAAAACTGGATTTGGACCAGCAGTAAATACCAAAGAACCACACATACCTTTATGTGTTTCAGCTTTATAGGTAACTGCTTTGTACTTCCCAACAGTGGGAACATCAATCTCTTCAAAGCCAATTACTTCGCAAGCAACTTTATAGGCTGAAGGGGTCACATATCCTAATTTCCCTAGAACAACATCCTTATGGACGTGGTACAACATTACAGTTGATCCAATATTGGCATCAGTCATTAACTGCTCATTGCCAAACATCCATTTTGTGAAGTCAGCATTGTCACCTCCTTGCGGTGCCTCAATAGCTACCGCATCGGTTCCAAAAATTGGACGAGTGTTGGCTTC